CACTTCGCGCGGTTGGCCTCCAGGCGGTACTCCGGCACCTGTTCGGGCGTCGCGCCCTGGGCGCGGTAGCGCGCGCCGATGCGGAACAGTTCGTCATCGCGCCGGCCCTCGGGGATCATGCCGTCCCCGCCCTCGCCGCGCGCGCGTGTCTTGGCCGCGTGCGACGCCTCCAGGATCGCCTCCACCCACTCGCCGGGGAGGTCCGCGATCGGTGCGGGGCCCTGGAACAGCCACTGGCCCTGTGAGTTCCGCGACGGTGGCGCGACCACGAACCCGCCCTTGCCGCGCCAGTCCACACCGTCGAAGCCCTCCGCACTCGCGCGGATGCTGGCCTGTTCCAGACGGTCGGTCAGCTTGAAGTAGAAGTGCAGGCCGCCCGACGCCGTGGTCACGGTCAGCGTCTCGGGGAGGTCGCCGAGGACAGCGCGAAGCGCCTCCATCGTCTCCATCCCGCGCGCGCCCTTCTTGCAATCCACGTCCAGCACGAACAGGCGCGACGGTCCGGTGGCAAGCCCGATCAGCGCCGTGGGGTGAGATTCCCACCACGCCGCGATCGTCTCCAGGTTCGTGGTCGCTGACGTGGGCTTGCCGGGGCCCCACGGATACAGCGGCTTCTTGTCCCACGAGACGGGGAACACGTACCGGCCGCGCTTCGCGTGCTCCAGTGCGGCGGACTTCAAATCCACTTCGCGATCTCCTTACTGGTCACGGCGTCGGCCAGGGTCCGCTTCGACTTCAACGCGTCCAGGATTGCAGAGTCTACCGTGTCCGGTGTCACGAGGTCAACGTAAGTAACCGCGAACCGCTGCCCGATGCGATGCGCGCGCGCCTCGGATTGCTCGCGGATGCCCAGGTCCCAGGTGTTCGCGAAGTACACCACGCACGTGGCCGCCGTCAAGGTGATTCCCACGCCGCCCGTCTGTTGGGTGCCGACGATGAAACGCACCTTCGGGTCAGATTGAAAATCGTTCACAGCGTCGGCCCGCTCCTCGGGTGACACGTCTCCGTGTAGCTGCCGCGTGCAGCCGCGACCATGCGCGGCTTCCAGCGCCGCCGCGATGCGCGCCACGTCCCGACGGAACGGGGCCCATACAATGGACTTCGCGTCGCCCGTCTCCTCGATCACGTCCAGGAGCGCATCCAGGCGGCCCGATGGAATCTCCTGGACTTCGCCGTCGTCGGTCGGCACCGCACCGCACAGGATTTGCTGCAAGCGAAGGATGCGCGTAAGCACGTTCTGGGCCGTGATGGTTCCGCCCGTCAAGTCCGCGATGAAGTCCTTTCGCATCGCGGTGTAAACGGACTTCTGTTCCGGTGTCATGGCCACGTGCCGGATGGTGTACAGCTTTTCCGGCAGCGTGAGACACTCGGACTTCAGGACGCGCGTGGAGAACGCGCCCAGGATTCGGTTCAGCCCGTCCAGGTTGCGGAACCCCTCCACCGACAGAAACGCCCGCCCGCCGATGCGCTGCTCGCGCAGCACCGCGTAGCGCGCACGGAAGGACCAGAACGACGTGTCCCCGAGGATGCCGTGGCGGAGGAACTCACACTGGCCCCACAGGTCCAGCGGGTCCTTGGTCACCGGCGTGCCCGTCAGGATGCGGCGGAACTTCGCGAGTGGTGCCAGCTTCAGCGCCACCTTGGTCCGCTTCGCGCGGGGGTTCTTGATGGTGTTCGACTCGTCCACGGCCCAGTACACGCGCCGCTTGCGGAGGAACTTCTCCACCGCCTCCGCGCCCGGCTTGGTCACGAGCGCGTCCACGTTCACGACGAACACCGCGAGGCCCTGGAACGACAGGAGCCGGTCCCAAGACACGTCCCACGCGCCGCGCTGATCCGACGCTGGGACCCACAGCGTGACGTGGCGCGGGATGCGATCTGGCAGGTGGGCGGGAACCTCGTTCTGGGACCAGTTCCGACACACCGTCTTGGGTGCCACGACGAGGAGCGCGTCCACTTCGCCCTTCTCGTACAGGCCGGCCACGTTGTCCAGGACCACCTTGGACTTGCCCGTCCCCATCTCCATCAGGTAGGCCCAGGCAGGCTCGCGCCAGGAGCGCCGGAGCGCGTCCACTTGGTGCTGGTACGGGGTGGTCTTGTACACGTAACTACCCACGAGCGTGTCCCTCCGTACACTTGCAGGTGTCGGGGCAGCCGCCCCAGGTCACTCGCTCCAGGAGCGCGTCCCAGTCGATCGGCGCGGGGAGGACGAGTTCGGCCGGTAGCATCCCCATGCCCTGGCCGGCTAGCTTCATGGACTGGTCGCCGCGGTACAGCCACGCGTTCGCGCGGCCCTTCACCAGCTTGCCGATCAGGACGAACGCGTTTTGTTTCGCGCCCCACTGACGCATAAGCCAGTGAGGTTGTCCCGGCTGAAACTTCACCTGCCAGCCCGTCGCCACCTTCATCTCCAGCCAGAAGTCGAACGACGCCCAGCGCGCGAACACGTCGGGGACGCTGCGCGTGGTGGTGCCGGACTCGATTCGATACCAGTCGAGAGCGTGGCCCGCGCGCCCGGCCGCCTCGCGCAGTCCCTTGTGGGCCAGCATGGTGAACGCCGATTCCTTCAAGACAGTTTCCCCGCCTTCACGTCGGCCTCGCTGCGCGCGCACACGCCGGGGCACTTCAAGCACGCGCGACGCTGGGCCACCACGTCGTGGAGGTCCTCCAGTACGTCGGACTCCGCGAGCCGGGACCGCTTGCCCTCGCGGACGCGCGCGCTGATCTTCCCGCCGCCCACGCGTTTCTCCTCGTCGCACCGCTCCGGGAGAATATACGCCGCGAACTGGGTGCAGTAGAACAGGACGCGCTCGTGGACGGTGATGGTGCGCGGCTTCACGTCGGCCCCTAGTTCAGGATGCCGAACGAGGCGAGATGAATCACGAGCCGCGGGAACCATCCAGCGTAATGCGTGATGGTCGCCAGCTTGGTGGAGGTCGCCTCGGGCGCGGCCTTCTGGAGACGCTGGAGCCGATACGCGCGACACGTCTCCGTGATGGTCGCGAGCCCAGCACCGGCTACTCCGATTTGGCCGGACACGCCAGTAGCGTCACCGCACGGTGACGCTACAGCCTCGCTGGCGCTGGACGACGGAGGCGCGGACTCGGCGTGTTTGGTCGCGTAGTCATCGGCGGAATACGCCTCGGCGTACACCTCGGCCTCGGGCGTGGGTTCGGGCTCCTCGTCCGGCCACCACGTGGCGAGGGCCGGCGTCGGCAGGGCGAGGAACAGGAGACACAGAAACGTGTACAGCTTCATGGGAACCTCCAGTTTATACGATGAAGTCGCCGGGAAGATCGTTCGCGGCGGAGCGCCCGGTGATGAGACGGAGTGTCGGCGCGGTGGTAAAAGTGACGAACCCCACGCGCCGGATCTTCACGCCCCACCCGTGCATTCGCGCCTTGCCCAGCTTGGCCACGGCCTCGGTCCAGTCGGGCCGCGCCATCTCGGCCAGCGTCGCGGCGCGCGCGAGTTCGGCCGCAGCCACTCGGCACGTGTCGCCCACGGTGGGCTTGAGTTCGTCGTTCACGTTCTGGAAGTACCAGTCCAGCCGCTCGATTTGCGTCTGGACGCCCAGGGTGAACGTCACGTCCTGGCCGTCGGTGGTCCGCACCGTCTGGGGCTCCGTCTCGAACACCTCCACGTTGCACTCTCTCGCGATGATGCGGCCCGCGAACGGAACGGACCAGTGCACGCCGGTCCCGCGGATGCCGTTGGTGCCATCGCACAGGAGCACCACGCGCCCGAACAGTAGCTTGACGCCCTGTTCCCACGGGTCCAGGACAGTGAACGGCCACAGCGTGCGGACGTGCTCCAGAAGCTCGCGGAGGAGGTCGGCCAGCGTCGTCATTTCTTGGCCTTGTCCACCAGGATGGGGTTCAGGTTCGAGACGATCCGGTGCTTGGCGTCGATCACGAACGACGCCTGGAGGGGCTGTTCGAACCCGAAGCCGCCGCGGTCCGCGTACCCGTTCCAGCCGATCAGCGAGCCGTTGCCCACGCGCGTGCGGCCGGGATCGTACTGGTGAAAGTGGCCGTGGCAGTACACCAGGATGCGCGGACCGGACAGCGCCTCGCGGCCCATGCGCCGATTGAACGGGACGGAGATGCCGCCGACGCCGCCGCCGGACTTCACGCCGTCGCCGTGCGAGAACCGCGCCACCTCGCCGTACACGGTCAGGTCATTGTAGTACCCTTCCCCCAGCTGGAACGTCACGCGGGGCTCGTCCGCGAACCGGGCAGCCAGCTGTTTATACAGCGCGAACTCGTACGAGTTTCGGAACCCGCCAGCGGAGTGCATCTTCGCGGTGCTGCGCCCGTGATTTCCGTTGGACGTGGGGATGACGAGCCGGGCCAAGTCCCCGTGCGCCAGGAGGAACCGGATTCCCTTCTCCAGGAGGTCGTAGGCCAGCGCCATCTCCTCCAGCGGGGTCAGGTAGTTCTCGGACACGTACTCCTCGTGTATCCAGCCGGTGCACAGGTCGCCGCCGATCCACAGGACCGCGGTGTCGATCGACCACGCGGAGCGCGCCGCTTGCATCATGGTCAGGTTGGACCGGAAGAATTGCTCCGCGCGCACCGTCGCGATGGCGGGGGTGTACTCGTTCCGCCAGCCTACTTCCGACGCGCGCACGCGCTCGCCCACGTGCCAGTCGCTGGCCAGCATGAAATAGGTGGCCTCTGGCAGCCCGCCCTTGCGCGCGGTCACCTTGATTTCTGCCGAGGCGCGGCCGGCCAGCGCCGTGGCCGCCTCCAGCCGCGCCTCGGCCACGGTCGCGCGCTCCTCCGCGTCGGCCAGTTCGTTCTTCAGGACCTTGCGCTCCGCCGCCGCCTTCACGCGCACCCGCTCCGCTGCGATCGACGCGCGCGCGTCGGTGTCGGGATCACGCGCCGCGCCCTTCACGCCCAGGGCTGCGCGGAACTCGTCCATGCCGCCGAACGCGTAGTGAACGGAGCCGGGCTTTACGCCGGTCAGCCGCTGAAGCTGGTTCGCTGTGAACGTGATTCCGTGCGCCGCGATGGCGCGCGCGCCGGCCTCCAGTAGCTGGGCGCGGGACTTCTTCGGGGCGTGCTTCAAGGGGGCCTCCTTACTTTGCGTCGCGCCAGTTAGCGCCGGTCCCAGAGTCTACCACGATCGGGCACCGCAGGGACACGGCGTCGCGGACCACGTTTGCAATCTCCGCGCCCGCCTCGGGCGACGCCACGCTGGAGTCGATTTCGTCGTGAACCTGTAGGAGCGTGTTCCGGTAGCCCGCGCGCCACAGGTCGCGCATCGCCAGCTTTATCCAGTCGGCCGCGCTGCCCTGAATGAGTCGGTTCATGGCGCGGTACGTGAACGCGCGGCGCAGCGGTTGACCGGGCCACCGACGCTGTGCGGCAGCGTGACCGAACACCGGCTCCGGCCGGTCCTCGGGTTTTCCACGGAAGTGAACGTCCGGTTCCCAGAAGGGGAATCGCGCGCGCCGCCCGTACAGCGTGGTGATGAAGCCGCGCTCCTGGGCCTTCGCGTTGCACAGCTTCGACAGCCCGCGCACGAACGGGATTCGGGCGTGGTACTTTTCGATGACCGCCACCGCCTCGTCGTAGGGGATGCCCAGCGACGCCGCCAGCTTCTTCACGCCCATCTCGTACGCCAGCCCGAGATTGATGGGCTTCGCTTGCTTGCGCGTTATGCCCACCATGTTCGCCACGATCAGGTGCCAGTCCGCTTTCGCGCCGCCCTTGGCGAACTCCTCGGCCGCCTCCTTCGCCATCGGCAGCGACGAGCGGATGGCGTAGTGGACCGTGAGGCGCGGCTCCTGTTGCGACACGTCCGCGGAGTGGAACAGGTCGCCGTCCTCGGGCAGGTACAGCGCGCGGATCTCCTTTCCCAGGTCGCTGCGCTCGCTCGCCTGTTGGGTGTTCGGCGACGTACACGAGAAGCGCCCGGTGACGGTGCCGGCTTCGCGATCGTCGCGGCGCAGCGGGTTCAGTTCGGGGAAGATGCGGTCCCCGTGGATCGCGTTCAGGATGCCGCCCTCTATCCCGAGCGTGCGCGCCGTGTTCGCCGCGCGCCACTCGCGCAGCGTCGTGAAGAACGGGTGCGGGTGCGCCTCCATCCACGCCTTGGTGAACGAGCCCCGCCCCGCCTTGGTGCGCGGGTACGCGATCCCGAGCCGGTCACACACCTGCCCGATGGCCTTGGTGCCGCGCGCCGAGACGATCGTGGCCCCGTACTCGAACCGAAGCCGCTTCTGGAGGGTGCGCTCGCGCTGGTCCACGCGGTGCCAGAGTCTCTCCGCGCCCTCCACGTCCACGCGGATGCCACGCGAACGCATGGAGGTCAGCATCGGGAGGAGGTCGCACTCCAGGCGGTACAGCTTGGTGAGGCCCTGCTCCTCCAGGCGCGAAGCCTGCCACGCGTGCAGCGCGCGGGTGGCGGCTATGTCGCCCTCGCCGTAGGGGCCCACGTCGCGCGAGTGATAACGCCACAGGTTCGCGCGGGCCAGCCGGAGCCGGGCCTCGTCGGTCAGCGCCTTGCGGGTCCGGGCCTCCTCGGCCGCGAACAGCCCGAGGCGATCGGCGGCGGCCAGGAGGAGTTCGGGCCGCTTGCCCGCCACGCCCGCGCGCGCGGCGCACGCGTCCAGGCTGTAGCTGGGCTGATACTCGTTCAGGAGCGCCGCGCCCGCGATGGTGTCCTCCATCTCGCCCGCGAACTCTACGCCCTCCGTGGTGGCCCACCCCAGGTCATAGAGGCCGTTATGGAACACCCACCGCCGGGGCTCGCGCGCGGTGTCGCGCAGCCAGGAGAACACGGAGCCGGGGTCCACGTTGCCGCCGCCCGCGTGGCGGACGGGGAAGTACCACTCGCGGTCCGCGGTGCCGATGCACACGCCGACCACCTCGCCGCCCCGCCAGGGCCAGCCCGCGCCGGCCTCGGCGGCCAGCCCCTCGTCCCGTGTCTCTAGGTCCACGTAGAGGAGCGGCACGCCGCCGAGGTTGGGCAGCGACTTGGGGGGAGTCCAGGACACCCCGGCTAGTCGCGCGTCATGGCGTACAGCGCGAAGATGCCGCCCAGCCCGGCCACCGGGTAGGGGTGGGCCACGAACGCGCCCCACACGCCCGCCCAGAGGCCGCCAGCGATCCACAGGGCGAAGGCCGCCCCCGTGCAGCCAGCCAGGAACCCGACCACGCCCGCGATCAGCCGGGCGATCATCGGGTGGGCTCCATGCCGAAGGCGTGGAGGAACGCCCGCGCGCCGCCGTACAGGAGGGGCAGCTGGCCGTGGGGTGCGGACAGAACCGCGTCCACTTCCAGCGTGTCCACCAGGGCCTCGGACGCGTGGCCCGTCTGGTCGGTGCCGGGGCCGTCGGACTTCACGAGGCGCAGCACCACGCCGCCCGTCTGGCGGATGGCGTCGCACTCGTTCGGGAACCGCACGTCCGTGAACACCACCACGTTCTCGGGCAGCCGGCGAGCGGTGACCATCGCGCGCTTGACCCAAAATTCCGGGTCCACCGCACGGAACCCCTCGGTTCCGATCAGCTGGAGGACCTCCCGCGGGGTGCGCGCCTTGCCGTCGGCCCCGGTCCATCGGTGGTCCGGCGTCTCCTTGCCGGCGAGCGTGTTCACCTGCTCGTCGGTCAGGTCGAACATTTCCATGCACAGCCGCTTCAGCGGCGACGCGAACGAGAGAAGCGCCGCGCCGTACTCGCGCCGGATCATCTCACCCACGGAGTCCTTGCCGCTTCCAGCGCGGCCCGTCAGTCCTACGATCATCGCCCCATCTCCCGTTCCTTGACGGCCGCCAGCTGGACGGCCAAGTGTTTGTCGGTCCCCACCGCCACCGTGACGGCACGTTCCAGTTCGCGGTGCACGTTCCGGGCCACCTCGATCCAGGCCCAGGTGTTCTCCGTGGCCAGCTTGCCGAGCCGCTCCGCGAACCCGAGCGAACCCAGACAGAAGGTCCGCAGGAAGTCCGAGTTCCCCAGGCGGATTTCGTCGTACGAGTAGAACAGGAATTCCAGTTCGTCGCACGCGCCCATGAGGCGGGCCGTCGGTTCCAGAAGCGAGCGTGCCGCCCAAAGTCCCAGGCGTTCGTCCACCTCGGCCTCGGCCGCGTCCAGCGCCGCCTTCAGCGCGGGGCTGCGCCGCTTCGCCGGGGCCGGCGTGTCGCCCACGTCGAACTCCGCGAGGTCATGCTCCAGCGCCGCCAGGATCAGCGTCTCCGGGGTCAGCGTCTCGCCGTACGCGTCGCGGAAGATCGCCACCGCGAGCATGGCCACGCCGTGCGAATGCTCGCCCACCGACTGGGGGCGGAGCACGCGGTGGGCGTGGTAGCGGGTGAGAGTCGCGCCGCGCCGCAGTCGGTCCAGGCGCGCGTGGTCCGTGTGCTTCATGCGTCCCTCCGGGAAGAAAGGCCGGGGGCTGACGGCCAGCCCCCGGCGGGTACTAGTACACGTCGCCGTCGGCGTCGGTGCTCGAACCCTGCGGGGCTTCGAAGCCCGCGCCCGCGCCCGGCGTGCCGGCCGACTGCTCGTCCACCGGAGCGTGGGCCTTCACGGTCCCGGCCTTGATGGACGCCGCGAACGTGTGCGCCTGTTCGACCAGCCCGGCCTCGTTCATCGCCGGCTTGGTGCTGTTGGCGATCTCCACGCCGAACCAGCGGCCCTTATCGTTCGACTCGGCGACCGTCTGGAGGGTGTACACGTACGCGAAGATGGGCGGAATGAACGGGCCCTGGGACCCCTCCATCCGCTGGCCTTGCATCATGGTCAGCCAGCGACGCGCCTTCTTCAGCTGCGTGCCCTTCAGCGAGAACTGGAACGGCTGCCAGCCGTTCTCCGTGCGAACGAGCACGAAGAACTGCGCCGTGTTCTGGATCTCGTTCCCGTTGGGCAGCATGTCCTTGCGGCCCTTGCGCGTGGTCTTGGACAGGATCGGGGCGTCCGGGGCGTGGATCGCCACGAACCCGCCGCCCTGTTCGCGCGGCTTCCATTCGATGAACCGGCGCTGGTAGTAGCAAGGCACCACCTCCACGCCGTCCTCGCCGCCCCACAGTTCCTTGGTGGAGGTCGCGAAGAAGTCACCCGCCGCCGCGTTCGGCACCGTGCCGACCTGGGGCGAGTTCGACTGGAGCACGTCCAGGAACGGGATCGCGTAGTCCTCCGCGCCCGCCTCCTCCAGGCCGAAGCCCGACAGGCTTTCGAACTTCTGAAGGATCGCGGGCAGGTTGGACCCCGCCTTGACCTTGGCCACGGCCTTGGTCTTGGGCTCCGCCGCCGTCTCGGCCGCGGGGGCCTCCTCGCGCGCGATCGGGGCCGGTGCCTCGGCGGCCTTCGCCGGGGCTTGCTTCGGGGGCGTGGGCGGTATTGCCTTCGCCATGTTGCGCTACTCCTTGCCCCGCGGAGCCTTCAGCTTCGCGCGGCGGTATTCGGCGACCTTGAACAGTGCGAGCGGAATCGGAGCGCCGTTCTCCGTTTGCTCCTTCAGGAAGGACTTCAGCGTCGCGGGGTGCACGCCCTCGGTTTGCTTGAAGTCTACACCGATTTGGGTCAGGGCCTCGCCGATCTTCTCGGCCTGGACGCGCTGACCGCGGGCCAGCTTGACCCCGATCTCCACCTTGACGATGCCGTCGTGGCCGTTCTCGTCCAGCCACGCCAGTGCCGCGTTTACACGCTGGGCGTGGGCGGCCTCCGTCTCGTCCTTGCCCTTGCCCAGGCTGCCCGTGATTTCCTTCTGGACGGACACCTTCATCCCCTCGCTGGTGGTGAACTCGGCCACGCCGGCCTCGTCCATCGCCGCGGGGATCAGGTTCTCCACGAGGTCGCGCAGCTTGGTGGACGCCTGGGCCTGGGCGTCGGACAGCTTCTCCAGCTGCGCCTCCAGCTGGCCGGCGCGGGTCACCATCTCGGACAGGCCGGCCAGGATGCCGTCGCCTGGGGCTGCGGCGGTGCTCGCCTTGGCTGCGCTCTCCAGGATGGCGAACGCGGTGTCCACGGTCGGGCCGGCAGGGGCCGGCTTGGGGAAGGGCTTGGCCATTCGTGTCTCCTCGGGGTGAAGGGTGCGCCCCTGTTCGTTCGCGCCGGCCACTGGTCGGGCATCCCGGAACTTCTCACCGTCAGCGCGGGGCCACGCTGGACGCGCCGGGGGATTGCAGAATCCGTGCCGTGATGCACGGCCGCGAAAAGGGTCACCTTGCCGTGGATCGTCACCTCGGAACGTGTCCCCGGTCACGCGGGGCTGGCATGGGGCGTGCAGTACCTGGGGCTGTCCGAACACAAGACCGCGGCACAGGGCGAACGCCAGTAGTGATTGAAAGCCGCGGGTACAGTCACCGGATGGAAAGCGAACGGCCCCGGCGGAACTCCTTGCCCGCCGGGGCCGTCGTTCGTTCAGGGCTCGCGCGCCTCGGACTTCGGATCGGGCTTGGGGTGGACGATCCACGCCTCGGACTCGGGGCAGCGCACGAACACCCACGTGCGCCCGTTCTCGTCCACGCGTTCGCCCACCGGGTAGCACGTGCCGAGTTCGCGGGGCTGATCGACGGCCGCCACTTTGTGCGGATGGTCGATCGCACCGAACGCCGCGGCGCATGGCACCACGACGAGAGCGAGCGCGAGCGCGACCAGGGCGTCCTTCACTGAGAACCCAGCGCGTGCCGGGCGCGCTCCAGGCGGGCCTCCAGGTCGGCCCACTCCTCGGGCGAGGGGTCCCGGTTCTGTTCCACCATCTCGCGCACCTTGGCGTTCAGCGTCTGCACCTCGGCCACCATCTCGGGGGCGTGGCGCAGTCCGAAGGCCAGGAGGTCCAGCACGCGAAGGATCAGGAGCACCATTTCGGGGGTCATGGCGTGGCCTCCGCGGGTGCGCCCATGTACTCCGGGGGCTCCGCGCCCTGGAGGATCAGGCCCCGCATTTCGTCAGCGAGCGCGGTCAGCACGTCGGCGGCCAGGGCCATCTTGCCCTCGTCGCCGGTGGCGATCGCCAGCTTGGCGAACCGCAGCGCCTCGCGCGCGCGCCGGTCCACCGACACCATCGCCTCCACGATCGCGGGCTCCGCGTTCGGGCTGTTCGCGTACGCGCCGGCCGCCTCCACCACGATGGTGTACGTGGACATGGCCGCGTACAGCTTTTGACCGGGCGTCTGGGCCGTGCGGAATGCCGTGCACCCCGAGAGCGTGGCGACGAGCGCCGCCAGCGCGAACACGGAGAGCACGAACGCGACGCTGCGCGCGAGTTCCTGGCGAAGGGTCATGGTCACGCCTTGGGGACGTTGCGACCGTAGAACCCGGACAGCACGTTCACGATCCGGCCGAAGCCCGCCGCGAACTTGTCGTCCACCTCGAACGGGGTCAGCGCCGCGAGATGCGTCAGGCCGCCCGACACCGCGAGCGCGCCCACCACGATCTCCGCCGCGTTGGCCGAGAACCAGCCCAGAACCGCGAGAACGTCGAAGCCTTCCATGCGTTCCTCCTATGGGTCGATCAGTTCGAAGTGTACCATATCGCGGAACTTCTCGTCCGTCGTGTCCCAATCGCCATCCCAGTCCCCGCCCCACCGCAGCCGCACGCCTTGGTCGAAGGCCACGCCCATGACGAACCCGGCGAACAGCGCGAACCGTTCGAAGTTCCGCGGGGTGCTACTCCAGTCGATCGGGTACGGGGCCGCGTCCACCGCGCGCGAGGGCGTGGCGTTGTGCTTGCCGTGGGGATAGTGCAGCTTCGACGCGCCCGCGGTGAAGGCCGCCTCCTGGGCCTCGCGCCCGCGGTGCCCCTCCAGGATCTTGCAGTCCACGCGCCGGATCACGTCCAGAAACACGCGCACCAGCCGCGGGTCGGCGGTGGACAGCGCGGCGCGGGATGATGCGGAGAAGAACGGCATGTCAGTCCGTGACCGTTCGCAGGGACCGGAACAGCCCGGTGACACCGAACCCCGGCGTGGTCGGCGTGTTCGTGAGTTCGGCCGCACAGCTGGCGTAGCCGAAGTCCGAGTCCGCATCCCCGGAGATGGTGACGTGGAGCCGAACGTACCGCTTCGCCCCCGTGCCGTTGGCGTAGTAGCCGATGCGGCGGACCACGTTGGGCTCCGCCGAGGTCCACGTGAGGGTGGACTCCAGCGCGTCCAGAAGTGAGTCGGGCACCGCCGAGGAGTCGGACAGGTTCGACGCGTTGCCGTACTCCACCTGCACCACCGCGGTCCAGGGGCCCACTCCGCTGGCCAAGCCCACGGCGATGGGGAAATCCACGAACGTGAACCCGTTCGAGTCCACAATTTGGCTGGTGTAGTCGCCGAGGATGAAGCGAGACGTGGCGTCCAGGCATCGCCGCACCGTCGGGGCCGTGCGCGGCAGCGTCGCCGTTGGCGTGATGGTCACGCGCACGTACCGCTTCCCGGAGCGCGCGCGATACCCGACGCGTCCCACTTGGTTCGCCGCGTTTACCAGCGCCCCGGCCTCGGTCTTGTACAGGAGCGTGTCGGGAACGTCGGCCATGTCGGACCCGTCCGCTTGGTCGCCGTGCTGAATCAGAATCGGAGCGATTGCCCCCGTGACCCACGCGCCGCCGTAGGTCAGGAACTCCACCGCGTCGTACCCGATCAGGTCAAGGACTGCCGACGTGACGGATTCTCCGTCCAGCGATCTCGGGCCGATGACCACCTGGGGGCGAGAGAATGCCAGAGGGTCAGTCACAGCGCGCCGTCGATCGTGCGGGCCGAGTAGAACAGCCCGAGCACGGAAAAGCCCGCGGTCAGCGGGACGTTGGAAAGTTCGGCGACGGCGGAAAACTCCGCGGTCATTGTTCCGTTGCCGTTCGACTGAGGGAACCGCAGCCGAACGTACCGCTTGGCCAGGGGTGCGCCCGCATAGTAGCCGATGCGGCGGACCACGTTGGACGTGGTGCCGTTGAACATGGCGGTGGACTCCAGCGCGTCCAGGAGCGCGTCGGGCACAGCCGCAGCGTCAGACAGATTGGACTGGTCGCCGTACTGCACTTCTGGGGTGATGGACCACTTCGCGCCCAAGCCGGTGCCGACGGCGATCGGGAAGGAACAGAACGTGTACCCGAGGGTGTCCACGATTTCCGAGAACACCTGGGACGTGGACAGGACCCACAGCTGGGGATCGTAACAGCGCCGGATCACGGGGGCGAACCCCGACAGCATCCCGGTCGGCGTGATGGTCACGCGCACGTACCGCTTCCCGGTTCCGATGCGGTAGCCGATTTGCCCCACCTCGTTCGCCGCGTCCACCGTGGCGTTCGGGCCCACGCGATGGATCAGCACCGCGTCCGGGACCGGCACCGCGTCCGACAGGTTCGACTGTTCGCCGTGTTCGATCAGCACGGACACGCCTCCGCCAATGGTCCAGGCCCCGCCGGTGCAAAGGAACTCCACGGACTCGTACCCCCGCACGTCCAGGATGGACGAGGCGATGGCCGAATTTCCGTCCAGGGGCCGGGGCGGGATGACCACCTGAGGGCGGATGCGCGACAGGCCGCTACCGGGCACGGCCGCTACCTCGAACAGGAGGAGCGCCCGGCGCGGGCGCAGCGGGAGGAGCGGCGGGAAGTGGCGCGGGCACTCGGATGCGGTCCTCCTCGGAAACGTCGGGGGACGGGGCCTCGCTGCGCTCGTCGTGTTCCGGGTCTTGGTCGAACATGGCCAGGGCCACGGCCTCCATGAACGCCCGCTTGGCCGGCGCGGTGGCGGCCTCGAACTGGGCGACGGCCGCCGTCATGCGCGCGCCCTCACCCAGCCGGCCGGGAAACAGCTTCAGGTTCTCGGTCACGTGGCGGACCTTCTCGCGCTCCGCCTCCAGGTTGTCCTGGAGGTCCTTGGCTGCCGCGCGCACGCGCTCCAGAATGTCGCCGCGGAATCCCGTTCGGGCGTACCACTCCACGTCAAGCCCGGCCTCCGCGCAGCGGAGGAGGTTCTCGCGCGTCCATTCCATACCGCGGGGAAAGGTCGCCTCGAACACCAGGACCTGGGGTTCGCAGGCTTTCCGCACCTTTCGCAGGTGCTCCGCCGTCAGGGTGAAGGGCATGGGTTCCGCCTCAGTTCAGCGTGATGGTGAAGTCCCCGGCCACGAACTTGGCCTCTCCGCCGGTGTTCACCGTGCGCGGGGTGGTCAGCGCGCCGTGGAACAGGAGGTTCCCCGAGGTCGAGGCGTCGAAGATGCCCACGTGGGTGATGGTGCCCCAGTTCGCGCTCGCGGTCGGGAACGTAATGTCCGCCGTGTTCTCCGCGTCGCCGGCCACCACGGTCCACCCGTCGGTCACGGTCACGCGGGCGTAGGAGCCCGTCGCCACTTCCGTGCCGCCACCCGCGTCCGAGGGCGCAGCCGTGAACAGCGCGACGTAGACGGACGTGATGACCGCCCAATCCGCGTCCGCCTGGGAATTGAGGATGCGGTTCAGGATCTTGGCCTCGGCGTAGTTCGACAGTGCGGCCATGTTCTCTGGATCTCCTTGCGGGGGTCGCCCGCTAGATGGGAAGTCCCGGCCAGGATACCACACCCCGGCCGGCTGGGGAAAGTCTCACGGCCCGTCCGCCGTGTCTATGTCGGCGGAGGACACGCCCGAGCCGCCCGTCATGGCCACCGCGTTGGACACCCCGAAGTCGAACAGGTGGTCCAGGGCGTTGGTGGTCTTGAACAGCGAGGGCGAGGGCACGCCCAACAGCCACCACCGGACGAGCCCCGCGATCGTGGACCCCACGTTGTTCGCGCTCCGCTTGTGCAGGTGCGCGCGCGGGAGGGCGAGTTCGGCAAGCTGGCCCACGGAGAGCACGCTGGACCACAGGGCCACCTCGCGCACGCGTCCGTCGAAGAAGTTCGCGCCGGTAATGTCCGCGCCGATCGCGACAGCGCGCGAGGCTGCCGCCTGGGTGCCCGTGCCGTCCGTCGTCAGTGTGTCCGGTGCTACCTCGTCGCCGGCCGCGTCGTACAGCTTCAGCGTGTCCGCCGATCCGTCGAACACGAGCGTGTAGGTGGACCACTGGCCCGACGGCAGCGCGCTGTCCCACTGGTAGTCTTTGATGGTGCCGCTGGTGGAGTTCCCGATCAGCACGCGCAGCGGATCGTTCGCCACGGTCCCCAGTTTGGACAGCTTGATTTCGGAATCCGTCGAAGCTGCCGGCTTGAAGTGGAGGAACACCTCGTCCGCGGTGTCTCGGTCACTGTAGACAGAGAACTTCAGGCTCCAGGCGTTCGCGATTCCCACCGCCACGTTACCCGTCGATCGCATGTATTCGCTGGACCCGTCGAAGTCCAGCGAGTGATTCCGGCTCGTGAGATACGGCAAGTCGTCCAGGTCCGTGGTCAGGTCCGCGTCAGCCATGCCCGCCGCGTTCGCGGAAACGTCCACGCCCGCGCCCGCCAAGTCGTCGCACACGTACGTGGTCCCGGACTGGGGCGAGACGTTCTGGAGTGGCCGCCAGTAGTGGACAAGGTTCGCGCTGCTCGCGTAGTCCAGCCAGTCCCCGCGCACGTCGCGCAGAATGTTGTTCGGGTCGGTCAGCGCCGCCTTCTCGTTCGCGGTCAGCGTCTCGTTCCAGGCGGCGGTTCCCAGCCACAGGATACTGGCGTCGGCCGCGGCCTGACTGCCGCCAATGTACACGCCGCGGTTCGTGTTCGTCATCGTGACCGCGTTGTCCACGTTCAGCGTCGTGGCCGTGATGGCTGCGCCGTTCACGTACAGGACGAGGTTGGTTCCGTCCCAGGAGAGCGCGACCGAATACCACGTGTGTATGTTGAAGTCCACCAAGTACGTGTATTGCTTGGTGGTGATGCCGCCCGAGCCCATGACCAGCGCCACGAGTGACGCGACGCTGGACCCGATATGGAGGCTGATTTGATTCGGGTTCGTCGCGCCCGTTCGGAAGTTGAACACGCCTCCGCCGCCGGACAGTGACTTGGCGTAGTACCACGTGGCCACGGTCCAGTTCGCCCCGAGCCCCAGGTCCTGACTCGTGGTGTTCTGGAGACGTTCGGACGAGCCGCTGAAGTCAAGCATTCGGCGCGCGGACTGTTCGAGTTTTGCCGGCATGGTGTCCCCTTAGATGGTGGCCGTGGCGATCAGCGCCGCTTGCATTTCCACGGGGCCCGTGTAGGTCAGGTCAGGCGCGAGCGTGGCCGTGGCGATCAGCGCCGCGTGCTCGTACGATACCACGAGGTCCGCGTCCAGGTCCGCGTCCGCCAAGAGCGCCGCCAGGATTTCGTACGACACCGCGAGCGCGGCCTCCAGCAACGCCTCCGCCTCGAACAGCGCCTCCAGGACCGGCTCCTCGATCAGAACCTGGGCCGTCATAAACAGGACGAGCGAGGCCATGCCCGTGTCGGGCGAGCGCGCCACGGAGAGAACGCGCGCGTTCCACACCTCGTCCGGGGCCCACGGCAGTCCGGCCAGCGTCACGAGGTCGCCCGGCTCCAGCGCGTAGGCTTGCGTCCACGGAACGTCCGTCAGTCCCCACACGCGCGACGCGCGGATGGCCTCCGTGGCGAAGTAGCCCATGACGTTCTGCGCCGTCGGCGTGTCGCGGATCGTGGCGAAGGCGAACGGTTCCTGATCGCGCCGGCCATAGACAGCTTCAGCTGCGAACAGGTCCGAGCCCGACGGGGAGGAGAGCGCGTTCGACACGCGGTCCGCGCGCAGCGTGGAGCGGAACGCGTCAGGCGCGGACGTGTCGCCCACCGACGGGTCCCAGTTATACAGCGAGCGGAACCGCGTCTTGATGGAGTCGGGGTCCCGGCTTTTCTCCTCCAGTTCCTTGTACTGGTCCACGACGAGGAACGGAGTTCCCCACGTGAAGTCCGCGAACGACGTGAACAGCCGCCACGTGGTGGACGCCGCCTCCTCGCCGCGCTGAATGTTGCCGCGCGATTCCCAGGCCATCCGCGTGGCGACCTGGGGGAACGTCGTCCCGAGCGCGCGCGCGTCGCACGCGTGCACGTTGGGCGAGAGGTTCGCCAGTGCCTCGTCGAACGTCTCCTGATCCACCGCGCCGTGTCCCTCGCCGCAGAACTCGGCTATGAAGTGGCGGAGTATGTCGGGCATCGTCTCCAGGATTTCACCGTCGGCCACGGAGTACGCGCTGTCCGCGGCCATCGCGCCGTCCACGTCCGCGTACACGCGCAGCGAGAACGGTTCCGACGAACCCAGGCCCTCGCCGCTGATTTGCACCTCGCTGCCCGCGTCGCCGGCCACTTCAATGTCCGTCGTCACCTGCCCGATGGCGTAGCCAGCCATTCGACGCGACACGTAGAACGCCATTCCCGACGGTGGCGAGCCCGCGCCCGCGATCTTCGCGATTTGCACAATGTCCTTCGCCATGTTGCCGACGTACACCCCGGTGGCCGCCGTCGTCATCAGCGCGGAAATGTCCACGTCCTCCTCGAACTCCGCGAGCGAGCCGCCGGCCGGGACGGTGTAGGGTCCGAGGACAATGCACGTGGGATAGGTCCCCGCCGCGCGTTCGGCCACGAGGAGAGTTTCGTGGGTGCCGCTGCCGTGGCCGATGACCAGGAAGAATTCGAAGTCACTCCCCGACGTGTTCAGAATGGGACCGTTCGCCAAGTCACCGGCCACCGTGATGACGGCCGAGGTTGGCTGAAGTCCGGGCTGGTCGAACTCGTCGTCTGCCGGCGGAGCGAACCCGGTCACGCCGGACTCCGTGGTCTGGGACGCGCCGCTCCAGCCGGCGAGCGCCTGAATCCATCCCGCGATGGGGAGGTCCGCATCGGGGCCGCCCTTGGACACGTAGCTGAATGTTTCAATGGTGGTCTGCTGATTCACGGACGGCTGTTGAGTGACTGCCGCCGCGTTCTGAACGGAGTTCAGCAAGTCCTCCATTTGCGCCGCGGTGAGTCGCACCGTCGCCACCGTCTCGCCGTCGGGCCCCTCGCCCGCGTGCGATGGCGTTTTGGTAAAGCCCGAGGTCAGTCGCATTATCTTGCCGTTCGACTTGCGAACGTAGACGTTGCCGATGGCATTGACCGGGTGACCCGCCACGGTGAACGTGGACGCCTGGACCTCCACCACCTGCGAGCCCGCCGGGTGGTCCGCCGGTTCCGTGTCGAAGGACACGCTGTTAGTTCCGCGCGTGAGTCCGTTCAGCGTGCCGGCCGCGTCGTTCTTCGACGAGTACGTGATGCGCTCGCCGTTCACCCACACGACGCCCGACGAGGAGAAGCGTTCGCAGTCGGTCACGTCCGCCGTGGTGGCCGCTGCCGCGAGCGCGGAGGCCAGCGTCGTCTCGCCGCCCACGTTCGTGCCCACGGCCTGAACGCGCTTCATCCGCCCATACACGAGCGGCAGCCGGATGCCCAGGTCGCGGGGGTCCACGAGAAGTCCGTCCGCGTAAAGCCAGTTCGGCGTCGGCGTCTCGCTCAGGAACTGAAGGCCGATCGTGTCGGACGTGGCGCGCACCAGTTCGCGCTGTTCGCCTCGGTACACCACCGTGTGTTCGTCGCCTTCGAAGTCGGTCAGGTCCGTGGTGGAGTGGCCCACGGGGAGGAACAGTTCCGACACCTCCAGCGTGGCGCGGAACAGGTTGTTCTGGCGCAGCACCTGGATGAACGGTTCCTCTCCGATCTCCCGCGGAATGTTGGCCAGGATCGTCTCGAACGTCTCGGCCATCGTCGCGCCGAAGTCCTGAAGATGCGACATGGCCTTGGCGTCCGGGCCGGTGCGCGTCCGAAGGAGCGGCAGGAACTCGCGAACGGTGCCGGTGTTTCCGTAGTCATACCGTCGGAAACGGTCCGAGAAGTAGAACACCGACTGTATGTCCCCGTCATCGCGGTTCGTGTATGTCGTCAGGACGTACAGGTCCACGCGAGTGACTCCCACTCGCGAGGACAGCGCGGCCTGTGACGGAACTTGGACTCTCACGCCAGCGATTCCCGCATGGCGATCGCGATGCGATATGATTCTCCGGTGGCCCGCGGGTTCGGCCGGTCCTGGGAAACGGAGAGCGGCCCGGCCAGTCGCACCATCATCGGCAGGCTGGTGTCGTTCGTGCGATCCAGGTAGAACGCGAACGAGCCGTCATCCGTCGCCGCCAGGAGGAGTTCGAACAGCGCGAGGTCCGAACCCGTCAGCCGGTTGTAGGTGTACGCGAGTTCCCGCCGCTGCTCGCCCAGCCGGTTCCCGTACTCCTCGCCGGAGCGCAGCGTCGTCACGTTCACGTTCACGCCCGGCGCATCCACCCACTGGGGAGTCGGCCCGCGCGAGGTCGTTTCCGAGTTCGTGATGTACAGTTCGGTCAGGGTCCACAGGCCCGCGTCCACGATGCGGAGCCGCAGGTATCGCTCGCCGCTAGGGGTGAAGGCGAGGTCCTGGAGTCCCGTTCCTGAAAACGTGTCGGTGCCCAGCGTCGTGGCGGTGGCGAAGTCGTCGGCGTCGTCCTCCTCGATTACCCACGTCGCGCCGTCCAGCGTGTGGCCGGCGGGGATGATCGCGCGCGAGTAGGACTCCGGGATGATGCCCAGGTCCACCGCGATGAAGTGGTCCGCCGCGGACACGTCGAACCGGAACGGCCGCGCGATCAGCCCGTCCCCGAGTCGGGACTGCGGCGTTTCCGCGTCGGCCCCGGAAACGGTCACGTTCTCGTCGCCACGATCGCGGAGGGCGTGCGCCACCATGTAGCGGGGATTTCGGTAGGCCATGTCTTAGCGTCCTCTCAGGCTGCGGGTTCCGCCGCCCATTGGGCCCATCGCTGCGCGGCTGCCGATCCCCGCCGTGGACCCGCCCACTTCGGGGCCCGTGCCCTCGGCCGCGCGCGCCGCGTCCAGCTTGCGTTTCAGCGCGGACTCCGCGCCCAGGCCGCCGATGGAGATTCCGCCGGTGCTGGTGAAGCTGGACGCGAACGGCCCGAGCGCGCGGAGCGCCGCGAGATTGTCCTCCGCGATTTGCACGTCCGTCCGCGCGTCGTCGCTGCGGGCGCTGGTCACCTGCCGGATGCCGGCCGCCGCCGAGTTCGCGCTTTCCGCGAGGTTGTCATAGCCCTCCGCCGCCGCGTCCAGCGTGGCCGCGTGCGCCTCGGCCGCGTCGTCCTCGTCCTGGAAGGACTTGGCCAGCGCCTCCTGGGCTGCGATCATCTCGTCCGAGTTCGACTTGATGCGCGCGGCGGACTGCGCCGCAGCGTCGCCCAGCGCCAGGAGTTTCTCGTTCGCCGCGGCCACGGCAGACGCGTAGTCCTGGGCCGTCACGGCTCCGGTCAGGAACTCCGCACGGATCAGCGCCAGGGACTCGCGGACCTTCGACGCCTCGCCCGCATTGAACGCGCGGGTTTTCACGCCCAGCGAGTCGAACGCGGACGCCAGGGCGGTGGTGCTTTCCGCCGCCGCCTGGGCCGCCTGGGCCGCCGCCTTGTCCGCCTCGGCCTTAGCCAGGGCCGCAGCTGTACCCGACGCGCGCGCACGCGCGAGCCGCGTCTCCGCGTCCAGGAGCGCGACCTGGGCCTTTTGAAGGCTCGTCGCACCCGTCACCGCCTCGTCGAAGAAGTCGGACAGCGGGTTCGCGAACTGGCCGGCCGCGGCCAGCTGCGCCTGGGCCACCGCCACCGCTTGCTGCGCGGAGGCGAGTTCCCGCGCGCGGCCCGCCGCCGTGTCCAGGTTCGTGGAGTTCTCGGCCATCTTGTCGGTCCAGAACTGGGTGGCGTCCTTCAACGCCGAGAGTACGCCCACGCTCCGGTTCCCGTCGGCGATGAACCGCCCCAGCTGTTCCTGGAAATCGCCGAACGTGTTTCGCAGCTGGGACATTTGACCATTGAACGTCTCGGCCGCGGCCACCGCCTGCCCGCCGAACTGCCGCTGGATCGCCTCCAGGGTGGCCGCGAACTTCTCGCCCTTGGTGGCGTTCTCGTCAATGATGATGCCGTAGCGCGACAGCGCCGCGGTGTTACCGGCCGCCGCCTTGCCGACCAGGAGGAACGCGGAGTTCAGGTCCTGGCCCGTCGCTGCCGCGAGGTCCACCGCCGCCTGGGTGCCAGCCTTCAACGCGTCGGTGTTCTTGGTGTAGGCCGCCAGGAGCGCCTGCCCGGAAATGATCGCATCGTCCTCGAACGCGGTGGTGCGCTGGAGTTCGGCGGCCTGATCCTTCAGCGCGGCGGCCACGTCCGCAGCCGCGGGGCCGAGGCTCCGCAGCGCGGTGTCCAGGCGCTGGGACGCGGCCTCCGCGTCGGCAAACGCCTTGATGGAGTCGCCGAACACACCGACCACGGAACGGAACACGTTCACGAGGTCGCCCGCGGTCACCACGAGGCGCGACTTGATTTCCGCGCCGAGGCTCGCGAAGGAGAGCGCCGCCCGCTTCGCAACGGGGGACGCCTCGTCCTTGAGGGTGACTCGCCCTCGGACTTCGAAGTCCGACGCCATGCTGTCCTCCTCGGGTTACTTGGACGACAGGAGGAACTCGTCGTTCCCGGCACCGTCGGCGGTGGCGTAGCCCTCCAGCGCGTACACGATGCGGCCGGCCTGTTCGACCACGCCCACCTTGGTGAAGTTCATGTTCCGCATGGTGAACTGGAGCGCGTTGGCCACACCCGTGACGACGTGGACGCCCAGCGTGAACTGGAAGTCCTCGAACGATCCGGTGCGGATCAGGTTCTGGTAGTCCTGATCCGTGTCGGAACTGTCCACGTAGAAGTTCCCCGCCCAGCTGACGGTGCGGCCCGTCTGCTCGTTCACGATCCCCTCGGGGGCGTTGCTGTCCGGGAACTCGTCGATGGCCGGCTCCAGGGTCAGCGTGCCCTCCAGGTAGCCGCGCGTTACCGCGCCGATGCTGGCCGCCGCGGCCTTCAGGACCGGGGCCACCGTGTCCTCCTGGACGCCGTAGTCCACCGACGTGGGGAACGTGTCGCTGGAGTCCAGGATGATGGAGCCGCACGCGACGGTGAACGTGGCCACGGCCACCTCGCCCGGCGTGAACTTGTACTCCACTTTGGACACCTTGCAGTCTTGCAGGGTGTAGCTGATCGCGCCGCGCCACACCTTGAACGTGAGGAACGGAGCGGTGCCGCTGAACGCGTACGGCGTGTCTCCGGTTCCCGGCGTGCCTTGCGTCAAGCCGAACGAGGAGAACAGGGCCACGAACGCGTCGGGCAGGTTGTAGTCGCCCGCGGACGGCGTGCCGTCCAGCGCGAGCCCGCCGCCCTTCACCGTCACGTCGAAGGAGAACTCGCTCACCGACGAGCGGAGGAACGAGCCCACCGATTTCGAGAACGTGCCCGTGAAGTCCTCGCCGGGCTCCTCGATCCGTTCGAAGTCCAGCGCCAGCGACTCGTCGCGGATCAGGATTCCCAGCGCCTCGTTCGCGGACAGGCCCGCGCCGTCGTCGTCGTTCGCCACGATGGTGGCGGCCTGCACGTCGGCGTTCACGGTGCCCTCGGCTACCTGTGCACCCACGACGATGGCGATTTGGTCGGTGACTTTTGCCACGCTGAAGTTCCTCCTACTCGCCCGCTGGGCGAATGGTCACGGTCACGGTTACCAGGAAGGATACCACGTTTCCGATGCGCTGAACACCGGAACCCACGGGCTCCTCGTCTACGTGGAACGCCTCGTCCAGGTCGCGCCACCATTGGGGCTCGATCAGCGTCAACAGCGCGACTTGCATTCCGTACTGGGTCCAGGCTTGCTCGGACTCGTCGGGGGTCAGGTGGTAGTGCACGAACACCCGCGCCGTGACGGCCGGGAAATAGTTCACGTTCGCGTCGGGCACCAGCGACTGGGGCAGCGTGAACGCCTGGACCTGGAAGTGCGCCGCACCGGCCGGTACCTGGAGGTTCCGCACGTCGAAGTCCGACGCCATGCGCTCCGGGGCGTAGCCCTCCAGGAGGTCCTCCAGCCCCGCGACGATCGCCGCCGCGAACCGGGACGCGACGTTGCCCACGTGCAAGTCCGCCGTCAGCGTGGCCTCGGCCGCGAGTAGCGCCTCCATGAGTTCAGGCATGGTTCAGCCCTCCACCTTGAAAGTCTGGAACTGGATCACGAGGACGCGCCGGCCCTCCACGGTGGACTGGTTCTCCAGGATGCCCGAGTCCGTCAGCCGGAACCGAACGACGCGCCCGCCCAGGGTCACGTCCGCGTTCACCTCCTCCAGGATCGCGTCGCGGAACGTCGCGAGCGTGGCCTGGGTGGTGTCCGCCCACAGTTCGAACTGGTACGTGGTGGTGACTTCGGTTTGCCCGAAGTCGATCGGGTTGTCCGTGCTGCGCGGGTTGTACAGGAGCGCGTGCGGGAGTTCCGCCGTCTCGAACTTCGACGGGTCGCGGAACGCCTTCTCCTCGCCGAAGGTACCCGCGGGCAGGGCTCCGTCCATCGCGCTCCGAACCAGCGCCAGGATGGCGTCGCCTTCGGTGGACCACACACTCACAGCCCGGCCTCCGTGACGATCTCCTCCAGGATGGTGGGCGCGAAGTTCGGAGCCTCGTCCTCCAGGGCGGGACCGATGAACGGCCGCGCCGGGATGGTCACCTCGCGCGCGGAGCGCAGCGGCGGCTGGCCGTTCACGCCCGTGCCCCACACCATGCGGCCCTCGCCCTTCGCGCGGATCGTCGCGCCGAACTCATGGACCGCGCCATACGGCAGCGGCGTGCCCACGTCCACGTAGTTCGGGAGTCCTGCTCGGTCCACCACGACGCTGCGCGCGAGCGTGCCCGTGGCGCGGCCCAGCTTGCTGGGTCGCGGGCCCGAGAGGTAGTCCCGGCGCGCGGTGCCTTGCACCAGCCGGCCGCACGCCAGCAAGCCCTTGCTGATCGCGCGCTCCGGGTTCGCCAGCACCGCGAGCGCGCGCTGAAGGTCCGGGTTCGGGGTGAACTCCACCTGTACGTCGAAGGGCACGGGTCACCCCAGGCCGCGGAGCCGGAACGTATCCAGCACCGCCAGCACGCCGGGGGCCCACTCCTGGACCACGTACGTGGAGCGCACGCCGCCGGGGACTTCTTGTCCCGCGTCGCCCAGGCGTCCGCCCTTGCCCCAGTTCAGCCACTCGTACGCCGCCTGTTTGGCGAGCGCCGTCACCAGGGCGGGCTCGTTCACGGCCGAGTTCCACAGCGCCACCACGCGCGCGGGGCTGGGCAGAGGGATGCCGCCGGCCAGGGTGGTGACTCCCGAGTCGGGGTCCGTTTCGATCGTGCCGCTGGGCTCGAATGGGCCCACGAGGCGGAAGGTTCCGGTCCCGGCGTCGGTCAGGTTCACCGGCGTGCCGGCCAGCGCGTCGGCCGCGCTCGCGGCCAGCTTCACCGTGTCCGCGTCCACGCGGATGGCCCAATAGTTCGCCGTCGCGGTCAGGCCCGCGGGCAGCGTGCCCTGGGTGTAAACGCGGAGCGGCCCGTCGCCCGTGGCGAACCGATGCTCCTCGCACGCGATGGAGTCCGCGCCGTGGGTCACGTCGCTGGGCGAGAAGATGAAGCCCAGGTCCCCGAAGGTGACGAGCGCGCGGCCCACGACGGGGCGCACCGGAAGCACGATCGCGCCGCGGCCCGGCTGGAGGCGCTCGTTCTTCACGTACCACGTGGACGAGAACGCGGCCCGGCCGCAGTAGCGCGCGGCGGCTTGCTCCACGGCGAGCGCGACCACGGCCAGCTTCGCGTCGTCGTCGGTGCCGACGATTCCCGCGTAGGACTTCACGTCGGCGGTGGTCAGGATCGGCATGGGTTACCCCTTACGGGCGCGGGCGCGCGCGTCGCGCGCGGGCGGGAGGATCTCCAGGACGGCCAGCTTTTGGCCATGCCCCGCGACCTCGCGCCGCAGTTCCTTGTAGTCCTCGCGCATCCCGGTCACTTCGCTGGTCAGCGCGGCGATGGTCGCCACGAGGGCGGCCGTCGTCGTCTCCACCTTGTGGGTGACACCCTTGGCGATGCGGCGAATGCACTCCACCGCGAAGCCTACCAGTACGGTGCCACCTGCGAGAAGTTCCACGGTGTCGCCTCCGGGAAGCATGGGCGACTCCAGCCCCCGGCCTGGATCACTCCAGGCCGGGGTCAGGGGTTGGGGATCAGGCGTCCGACTGCGAGATGGTCGGGACGCGCGTGGCCTTCGACAGGATGCACAGCACCGCGATGGGGCTGTTTCCCAAGTCGGCCGTGGTCGTCGGCGTGATGGTCAGGCGCGAGTAGCGCCCGCACGCGCTGACCATCACGCCGATTTTGCGGACGCCCAGGTCGTCGCCGAACTGGAACGCGGCCTGGACCTCGGTTCCGATCAGCTTGGCGTCGGGGATGGCCACGTTGTCCGAGAGGTTCGTGGTGCCGGACGACGTGTTCCCGTCCTCCACCAGGACGCTGTACACCGCGTCGGCGTCGGTGAGCGCGCCCAGGAGGATCACGTACTCGCAGGCGTCGAAGCCTCGCATGTCCACCGTGTTGCAGACGAGGGCCGTTGTGCCCAAGTTCGCGTTCGCTGCCGGCGGAAGCACGTTCAGCATCTTGGTCGTGTTGTGCAGGTCGTTCGTCACGAGAGGTTCCCTCCTTGGGGGTTCGGAAGTTCAGTCCGGGCCCACCATCATCCGACGGTGGGCCCGGTCAGGGATCAGGTCTTGTTCGTCAGGGTCTTGATGGCTTCGAAGTGCACCACGTCGCCGCCCACCCGCTTGACGGAGTAGAAGCCCACGTAGCCCTTGTTCGTCACCTCGTCGCGAATCACGCGGATGCCCGCCCGGTCCACGATCTTGTACCCCGTACGGAAGTTTCCGTACAGGATCGGCACAGTGGCCGCCGCCGCCGCGATCTCCGCGAGGTCCGCGTGGAGCGTGTAGGGCTTGTCCAGGAGGAGCGAGGGGACGCCCGCCTGAAGGCCCGGCTGCCACACGTAGTTCGCCGTGGTGGAGTTCACCACCAGCTTGCGGATCGCGGTCATGGTCGCGCGGGTGAACATCCAGGACGCGCCGTTCTGGTACGGCTCCTTCAGGAGGCCCTGAAGCGAAATCAGGTCGTTCGCCGCCAGCGCGTTGCTGGTCGCGATCTCCTGGGTGGCGATGAACGCGCCGTCCCCGCCGTCCGTGGTCGGGTACGTGACGATGCCTCGCGGGCGCTTCACGCCGTTGCCCGAGATGAACGCCGTGTTCTCCAGGATGCTGAACTCCGCGGCGATTTCGCCGGCCAGCCAGCCCTCCACGTCCACCACCGCGTCGGCGAGGAACGAGGCCGGGGCTTCCGGGTACGCGTACATTTCGCGGGCGACGATCTCCCACTCCCCGAGGGTCGGCGTGCCGGTGGCGGCGCGCGTGTCGGCCTCGCCCACCCATCCGCCGGTGCTCGCGCGCGAGACGCGGCGGCGGCCCTTCATGCTGGCCTCGCCGATCGTCTGGACCGTGGCCACCTGCCGCATCGGCGAGGTTTCCACGAAGTCCTGGCGGAACTGCGGGTCCGTTTCGAAGGACACCCAGAAGCCGCCCTCCGGGCCCGAGAGGCCCGACATGGCCTTGAACTGCGCCTGGGCCTCCTTGAGGCCGGCCGCGTTGTTCGTGCGGAGGTAGTTCGCGAACGCGGCTTTGTAGCCCGCGCGTCCCTCGTCGGCGTTCGGCTGCGCGTCGCGCGCTTCCTTCGCCGCGACGATCAGGCGCTCCACCTTGGACTTCTTCTCGTCCAGGTCGTTCAGCGCCGCGTCGATCTTGGCGAGCTTCTCCTTGACCTCGCCCGACACCCACGCCTGACCGTTGGCCTTGGCGTCTGCCACTTCCTTGGCGTGCGTGGTCTTGAACTCCTGGAACGCCTTGCCCAGGTCGTCGCAAACTTTCTTCAGCTCGTCCACGTCATGCTCTCCTTGAGGGTTCGCAGCAACGCCGCGGCCTCGGTTGAATCGTTCTCCGTGTGAGATTGTACACCGGGGAACGCGAAGGCTGCAAGTTCCTTCGCGAACTCGGGGTGAAGTGCTCGGCCTTCCACCAGCGCGGCGGTGAGTTCGTCCAGGTTCCCGAACGCCTCGCGCAGCGCCTTGACCGCCGTAACGGTCGCCAGCTGGTTCATGCCGAACGGCACCAGCGACACCTCCAGGAGGTCCGCCGTCTTGATGGTGCGAATTCCCGTCTTGCCGTCGCGCGGCGCATCGGTCGCCACGTAGCCGATCGACATGGCGCGGACCGCGCCGGCCTTCACGAGGGCCATTCCCTCGCGCGCCAGCTGAACGTCGTTCACGAGCGGAAAGCCCAGCGTGTGGAGGCCCTTCTCGTCCTCCTCCACCGTGGCCGTACCGATGGGCTGGTCATGCCGCCAGAACAGCGGGACCTTTCCCTTCTGGGCCTTCACGGACTTGCGGAACGCGCCCTTCTGGATCACGTCGCCGCCCAGGTCCACGTTCCCGAAGATGGACGCGTAGCCTTCGAAGGTTCCGGCCTCGCTGTCCGCCTCCTTCAGGTCCCACGCCACCGTCTTGCGTTCGATCATGCGGAGAGTGTACACCCTAGGGGCGGGCGTAGTCCAGAGTACACCGACAGTTCACCACCTCGGACGCCGGGCCGTTCGGGTCCAGCGGGTACAGCATGGGTGCGCCGCGCACGTCGAACAGGTCGCCCATCTCGCGCGTCTGGCCTTCCAGGCCGGGCTCGCTCGGGTGCCGCTCGCCGCCGTCGTTCGCGGTCAGCCACACCTTCACCAGCCGGATGCCGGACTCGCGCGCCGCGAGATGATCGCCCGCGGACGTGGCCATGCCCACCTCGGTCCGCGCGATCGCGAAGGAGCGCGGCTTCGCGGAGTCGGTCAGCGTGGATTCGATCGCGCGGGCGATCTCCTTGACCACCTGCCCCTCGGCGATCGCGCGCGACACGATGCCGCGGATGCGCTCCTCCGTGGAGGAATTGATGGCCACCACCTGCCGCGCCGCGTGAGCCTGGGCGAATCGCAGGACCTGGGGCTCCACGAACCGGGGCGTGATGCCCAGGAGTTCGAACCGCATGGCCGCGGATGCGTTCGAGCCGGCGACGTACGAGACGCGGAGTTCGTTCTGAAGCGTGGGCGTGTCCAGGCGGATGCGCGCGGCGACGCCCTGAAGCCCGGCCACGCCGTAGCTGGTCGCCGCTTTGCCCGCCTGGGCGCGGAGGAACTGGGACATGCGCGGGCCCAGGCGGCGCTCGAACTGCGCGCGCATCATGGACACGAGCCGGAACGTCGGGGCCGGCATGGGTTACAGTCCTTCGGGGTCGGGTTCCACGTCCACGGGTTGCTGCGAGACGCTGACCGCGCCCAGCGGGATGCGCGAGAAGCTGGTCAGGATTTGGTCCGCCTCGGGCTCGGGCCGCTCGTCCAGGCCCGTCTCGGCGCGCATCTCGTTTATGGTCAGCCAGTCGCTGCCCTTCACGCGATCCCAGACGCGCTCGCGCCGGAGCGCGAGGGCCGGGACCTGATCCAGGTTGGGGCGGATTTCGATTTGCCCGGAGTACCGGGGGCCCAGCCACTGGGCGATCTCCTCCACGACGGAACCCAGGAGCGGCAGGATCGTGTTTTCCCACAGCGCCAGCCGGGCCTCGCGCTGATTGCTGAACGTATTGTCCCCCGGAATTCCGAGGAGCATGGGCGGGAAGCCCAGCGCGTTCACGGCGTCGCGTGCCGCCGCCGCCTTGCCGCCGCTCCAGTCCATCTCCACCGGGGACCACCCCGTGGACTGGTACTTCAGGCCGCCCTCCAGGACGATCGGCCGGCGCGCGTTCTTGGGGCCGCTCGCGATTTCGTCCAGCATGACCTTGAGGGCCTCGCGCTCCGGGTCGGTCAGGCTGGCGTCGCCCTCCTTGCCGCGGTCCACGAGGAACACGCCGGGCGGCACCGCGCCGTTTCGGATGGACTGCGCGTTCCACTCGTCCGCGAGGTTGTGACGGTCGATCGCGCTCCGGCCGGGGATCAGCGGCGAGAGGCCGCGGGACTTGTCCATCGGGTTGAAGGTCTTGACCTGGAGAATGGCCGGCGTCACGTCGTCCGGGAACACCTTCCACGTTCGGGTCCCGGTCCCGTCCGCGTTCGGAATGTAGACGAACACCAGGGCCGCGCCCTCGTTCTTCACCTCCACGCGATCCGGCCGCAGGTTCTGGAGCGCGAGCGGTTCGCCGCCCGGCTCCGCGTCGATTGCGTAGAAGAACTGATTTCCGTCCAGCTGGAAGTAGGACAGCGCCTCCTCCATGAACACCGGCCGCGACTGCCGCGGGTTGGGCTTGCGGAGGAGTTTCGCCAGCGGGTGGTCCTTCTGTTTCTCTCCGTTCACGTACACGTCCAGCGGCACCGACGCGCCGCCGCGCGCGATCTCCGTCAGCGCGCGGTACACGCACACGTTCTGCTCGAACCCGCCCTTGGCCAGGGACGCGTAGCTGCGGCCCACTCGGTCGCCCACCTCGTGGCCTTGCATGAGGGCCCGCATTGTCTCGGGAGTCAGGGAGGCTTTCCGCGCAAAGATCGCGCGGGCGAGGGTGCGGAGGTATCCGGCCATCCCGAGAGTCTACCACGCCCGACTGGGCTACGTCACCCGGAACCGCCGCATGGCGCGCTGCGCCAGCTTGGTCAGCACCCACACGAGCGCGTCCGCACGGTTGGGGGAACCGACGCCTTCCCACGACAGCGGGGTGAACCGGACCAGTTCGTCCTCCAGCTTGTCGTAGTTCCCCACGTGGTGGACGCGCCGCTGCTCGTACAGCGCGAGGATGGGCTCCGCGCGCACGTGCTTGCCGCGCGAGGCGGACACGTCCTCGTAAGGGACGTTCGGGTCCACGTTTCGAATCGTCGCCTGCACCATGTCCCCGCCGTAGTTCCGTTCTCCGAAGATCCGGTCCGCCTCGGTCGCGTAGTACAGCCGGCAGGACGCGGACCCCCAGCCCTCGGGCGAGTAGTTCCCCGAGGAGTCGCCGATCACGTAGTAGTGCGGCGAGTGGCCGCCCTTCTTGCACGGGCAGTTCTGGACGACGCCGGCCGCCACTATGCCCTGCTCGTCGCCGCCGCCCGAGGGATCGACGCCCACGCCCACGCGCTCCATCTTGACGCCGATCGGCACCACGTACAGGCGCATTTCGTCGATCATCTCCAGCGAGACGATGGAGCCCTCCACGTCCTCCAGGAGTTCGCCCTCCTGTTCCTGGCGGCCCAGCCGGGTGCCGCCGAACTTCCGGTCCATGTCCGCGAGGTACGACGCCGAGAGGTTCGCCGCGTTGTCCCGCTGCCGGCCACGTGTGACCACGACGCCGCGCTCCGCGAGTAGCGCGCGCATCTCGCGCGTGGGCCGCGGGGTGGTGGCGACCACGATTTGCGGGGCCACGCCGTCCATCTCCAGGCGACAGCCCAGCCGCAGGTGGTCCCACGCCGTGCCGCCGTCCGCGGCCTTCACCGCTTTCCAGGTGGCGAACTCGTCGGCCAGGGCCCAGTGATGGTTCGGCCCGCGGAACTGGTCGGGCTCGTCGGACGAGTACGTGTGCGCCGTCGTTCCGTTCGCCCAGCGTAGCTCGCGCGTGCTCGGGGTGTACACCACCGGGTTCCAGGGCTTCGCCGTCGCGAGGATGCCGGACACGCCCTTGACCACGGTGTCGCGCACGTCCGCGACCGTGCGCGCGGCGAGACAGCCGTGGGAACCCGGAAGGTCCCACGCCTTTTGGTGTACCCACTCGGACGCCGTTCGGTTCTTCCCCCAGCCGCGGCCGGCCTGGAGAACCCACACGGTCCAGTCGCCCAGCGGGGCGTGCTGCTCGGGCCGCGCCCAGAAGGTCCACGACGCGAGCGCGGCCCAGCGCGCGCCCTCGCCGAACGCCTCCTCCAGCGCGTCCATCCACTCGGCCACGCCGTCGGGACCGAACCGGGCCAGCCACTCGGCCGGCGATGGAACGCGCGCGGTCAACCGCCGTACCAGAAGCCGGGCCCGTAGCCGTACGCTTCGGTGGGGATTTCGACGCCGGCCACCGCGTCGGGCGGACTGACCATCGCGCGCGCAGCGGCGGCGGCCTTCGCCTCCTCGTGTTTGCGCTGGGCCTCGGCGGCCTTGTCCTCGGCGGCCTGCTCGGCCTCGGGGCTCCGCGTCTCCAGGAGGTAGCAGAGGACGGAGACTTTGCACCGGATCAGGTCGCCCTCCACCTCCACGTCCAGGGGCCCATTGATTCCCGCGGCGTTCGCGCCGGCCTGGGCCGTGCGCTCGCGGATCACGCGCAGCACGCGGGGGATCAGGTCCGCGCGCTCGCTCCAGGGGATGGTGAAATCCAGCTGTTCGAGGGGCAGATGGGCGAGGATCGCGCGCCCGCCGGTATACGGCCACGTCGTTTGGTACACGTCCACTTCACTCGGCAGCGCCATGTCCGCACCAGGGGCAGGCTTCATCCGGCAGCCGGGCCTGCACCTTCTTGACCAGCGCCGCGAGCGCGCGCTCCGCCGTCTCCACGTGCACGGGCTTGATGGCCGCGTTGTCCTGATCTTCTACGGGCTTCGCCGCCAGGAGGGACTCCAGCCGGAGGAACAGGGCCTGGGCCTGGGTGTCGCCGTCGCTGGCCTGTTTCAGGATGCGCTGGACGACGGGGGCTAGGTCCTCCTGGGACAGGCCGGCGAACACTCGCGAGAGGGACCGGCCCACCTTCACCTCGGGGTCCTCCGGGGCGGAACTCAAGTCCTCTCCGTCCGGTGCCGATGGGAAGGGTTCCGCGCGCGGGGGCGCGGGCTCGGGCGCGCTCGCGCGCGAGCGCGCGGGGGCGTCCTTCTTCGCGGGCTTCCACTTGGCCATACGCGCACAGTGTAACCCGGCGCGACTGCAAAGGGAAAGCCCCCGGACCGTGGAGGGGGCCACGATCCGGGGGCACCCGCGCGCCGGGAAGGAGTTACCAGCGCGCGGGCGTTCAGTAGTTCGCTAGTAGTTCACGCCCACCCGGAACAGCCGGGGCTCCTCGGGGATCTCCTCCACCGGCGGGGCGCTCGCGTACAGCGCGGCCCGGAGGTCGCACAGCGCCGTCTCGTGGGCTTGGTCCGCGGCGTCGATCGCCTTGACCGATGCCAGGGGGCGGCCCTTCGCCAGCGCGTCGCGCGCCTCCTGGGCTCGGATGAACGTGCGTCCGCAGCGGTTCAGGGCCTCTACCACCTTCGGGTCGGGTTCCATCTAGCTCTCCTTCGCGGCCTTGGCCGCCTTGAACTTCTCGCAATCGCAGGGCGTTCCAAAGTCGCCCTCAATGCACACGTGCGGGCGCTCCGCCGTGTGATGACCCAGCGTGTGGCCGCACTTGCACAAACGGTCAAAGCCCCGCAGGGCGTACCGTCCGTCTGTCTCCCGCGGCGTCGTGGTGTCCTTGGTCATGCTTCACGTATCGGCGAACGGCCTGGGGACTTTAGCTTCCCAAAATCCCCAGGCCGGGCCTTCACTTGCGCGCGTTCCTGTGCGCCGCCACGCTGACCGCGTGGGCCAGGGTCTTGGCGCGCTCGCGCGCGAACTTCGCTTTCAGGCTGGGCTTCAGGACTTCCACGTCCTGGGCCCGCAGCGTCTCCACGTGGCCGCGGTCATTCTCCACCGCCACGTAGGTCCCGAGCGCGTCCAGCACCGTGGCCCAGCCCTTATAGGGCGCGCGCGGGGCGCGCGGGTGGGCGCGCACGTAGCACCTCACCACCAGTCCGTTCCCGTTTCGGTCCTTCATGGCTAGGTGTCCTCGCCCTGATACGGGTCCGCGGAAATGGTCACCACCTTGCGCTCCACCAGCTTGTGGAGGAACGCGCCGCAGCCGGCGCGCTGCGCGCTGCGCTCGCCCTCGGTCAGGGTCAACCCAGTGCGGGCCGTGTGCCACGCCTCGGCCTCCTCGGCGGCCTCGGTCGCCAGCCGCGTCCAGTCGTACGGCACCTTGCCACTCGGTCGGATCTTCTCGCCCATCTCGCTCTCCTTCTTGCCCCTCGCTGGAACGTATCGGCGTTTACACGGGGGACTTTAGCCCCGCGGAATCGTGAGTCCTGGCGCGGACTTATGGCGTTCCCAGGTCCTCGGTCACGATGCGCCGGGCCTCGGCCTCCGTGGTCGCGGTCCCCACCTGAACGCCGCCGGTGCTGATCCGCCACACGCCCCCGGCCGGGCCGGGCGGGGTGATGGTCCACCCGCGGAGCCGGATCGGCTGCGGCTCGGGCGCGAGAGGCCGGCGCTTCACGAGAGGAACTCCCGCAGCTTCGCGTCGGCCGCGCGCTCCAGGAACGCGCCCAGAAAGGACTTCGCGAACGTCGCGCCCGTCGGCAGCGCGCCGCCGGCCGTGATGCCGGTCACCTCGGCCAGGAACGCGCGGCCCGCGTCGGTACGCGCCTCCACGGAGAACTCCGTGGCCGAGAACTTCAAGCCGCCCGTGATTTCCAGGTCCACCGTGTTCGCCATGTCCGTCTCCTTCGCGTCCCTCATGCTAGGCTTTACGGCGAAGCCGCCGCAGAACTTTAGCCCGCCAGTTTCGTGAGTGATTCCGCAGAGTTAGCGGTCGAAGGGTGCCACCCGCATCCGCTCGATTTCCTCGGCCCCCATCCCGGCGGCCTGGAGTTCCTTCGCGTACTCGTTCCACGCCTGGAGGAGCGCGCGCCCGCGAGGGCGGCCCATGTTCGCGGTGGCGTCCTGGGCGCGGAGGCTGAAGAAGTGCGGCACCGCTGCGCGCCAGGACTGGAACTCGCGGCGGGCCTGGACTTCTCGTTCGTAGTCCATGCTCGGGTCCGTGGCCGGCCGCTCCGCCTGCCAGCGGATGGAGCCGGTGGAGCCGGGCTCCGGCGGCCGGTGCCACACGTGCCCGTGGGCTTCCAGCGCGCGCTGGAGTTCCAGGATTTCCTCCAGGGTCAGCGCGTCCAGGTTCGAGTAGTCGGTGGGGATGGCCACGCTACACCCGCGCCCGGTGCGCGCGCTCGTTCTTGCGGCGGGTCCGGCGGCCCACGAGTTCCCGGCGGAGGACGCTGATCTCGTCGCGGTAGTAGCCGCCCCGGCCGCCACCGTCGGCGCGGTCCAGGCCGTCCGCCGAGTCCAGGCCCTTCTGGTAGCCCAGGATCGCGTAGTGGATTTCCGCGTCGGTCAGCGTGCGGGCCTTGGCCTCCGCCGCCGTCCAGTCGATCTTTGCGTCCGCTTCCGCCATCTCGTTCTCCTTCCCTCGGGTGTTCGTATCGGTCGCGCGCCGGGGGACTTTAGCGGGGGCGGTTGCCCGCAGCCACGTCAGCCGCCTGCGCCGCGTCGGCCTCTAGGTGGGTGTCGAACATGCCCAGCGACACGGAGCCCACGTTCACGCCGTTCTCGCGGACGGCGCGGCGGAGTTCGAAGCCGCAGGCCACGCCGCAGTCGGTCACCGGCACCACCATGTAGTCCGCCGGCTTCTTGGTAGCCTTCTTCTTGCCCATCGCTGTCTCCTTCCCCCGGTTCTCGTATCGGCCGCTCGGGCCAGGACTTTAGCGGCTGCCCGCCACGTGCCACGCCACGGACATGACCAGTTCGCCCTTGGTCATGCTGACGGCCAGGGGCAGCCGGCCGGTCAGGGCGCGGAACACGATGGCGCGGGCCTGTCCGATCGGGCAGCGCACCGTGCGCGCCAGGAACCCCGCGGCGCGGTTCGCCGCTGCGCCCGTCACGTTCTCGCCCACCCAGCCCTTGACCATTTCGACCGTCTTAGCATCCATGTCCCACGTATCGGCGTTTACACGGGGGACTTTAGCCCGCCCATACCCCGAGGAAAAACGCGACGATGGCCGCGCACGTGCAGAACAGGGCCACGTCCAGGCCGGAGAAGATCGGGCCCCGGCGGCGCTCGCCGCCCGTGCGTCGGTCGAACGTGATGCCCAGCGTGGGGTGGACCGGGAATCCGCCGCGCGTGTTCAGCGGCTCCGCCGGCATGGGCCGGGCGGGGTGGCGGTAGGGGGCGAACATACCGGCGTACAGGTCCCGCTTGATACGTGCTTTGAACTCGGCCACGTCGGTGCGGAGCGCGTCGAAGTCCCGGCGCTCGGAGTCGAACCCGGACTGGGTGCTGTGCTCGTGTTCGTGGAGGCGGCGCTCCAGGCCGGTGAACTTCTCGGCGGCCTTGTCCAGGCGCGCGTGCGCGCGGGTCGCCTCCAGCTTGGCGGTGTTCGACGTGCGCGCCATCTCCAGCATGGAGACGCCCCGGCGCTGGTCGCGCTCGCGCTCCAGGGTGGCGAGCCGGCCACACTGACTGTCCGCGCGTGCGCGCGTCTCGTCCCGCAGCGATTCCAGGGCGGCCAGGGCGGCCTCGCCCATCGCGTTGGTGGATTCTTCCAGGCCGGTGACCGGGTGCTTCAGGTCCACGAGTAGCTGGCGGGGCGTGCGGATCATGGCGTCAGGTCCTCCAGGAGGCGCGCGGCCTCCTTCTCGTTCAGGGTGTCGTCCTTCGGCGGGGCCTCGGCCATGAGGGCCCGGTGTCTGGCCGCGTGCTCGCGGCTCCAGGCCCGATGGCGGGGCGTCGCCCGCAGGGCCTCCAGCTTGTACTTGTCGGCGGATCGGGGTGCGTTCTTCATCGCGCGGTCCTTCTTGATGCCTTGCGCCAGGGTCGGCCGTCGGCGGGCTGGGGTCGGTGCAAACGACGTGCCGCGAGGATTTGCCGGTGGACGTTTACACGGGGAGGGGGAAAAGTGGGTCGGGGTGCGCGAGTCACCCGACCCACCCTGGGGGGAGGGCCTTTCGCTGGGTTCCCCTTTTGCGTACCCCCTGCGTATTACTTGCCCATGCGTCTCCGTCGATATTTGCACACCCCCGGCCCACCCCCCACGCTGCCCGAAACGTGGGGGGTGGGCAGGTGCGAAAAAGTTGCCGTGATGTTTAGGTCACACCCTAGGTATGGTCTGGAGTCGGTGGCCACGGACCGAGTTTCACGTTCCGCCCTTCTTCTACGTGTAAACACCCACCCCCTGCCCCCATGTAGTAACCCAGTGCAGAATGGCCATACGTGCAGGGGATGGCGTAAGCCCAGGTACAGCTGCACGATTCACTGGATTCCGACCTAGCCTCAATGTAGAAATGTAGAACGCTCCTCTATGTGCTCCCCATATAATGCTACTTGCATACTACTTGCATATTACTATGTTCTTATTAGAGGGATCTTCTTTCTACACTACTACACTACGAAAGAGTTTCCACAGCATCCACAAGGGCTTACGTCCACGTCCCTTTATACACCTGCCCTTCATCGTTATGCACCATTGTACACGGCACGGTCCCTGCACAGTCCTCCACGGACCCCACTTCCACCCCTCCAGGAGGCCCCCTTGACCGATCCCACGAACCCCGAGAACTGCCCCGTGTGCGGCCTACCCCGAGTCGCCGAAAAGGGGCAGTACGCGTGCCCAGGCTGCACCATCGCCCCGCCCTCCACGAACGTCCCCCGCTACACCCACAAGGAGGTCCGCCCCGAGGCCCCACCAGGAGACGCCCAGGCGGACCCCCACCCCAAGGACCCGACCTCGCGCCCCTACGCCAAGGCCGTCCAGACGTTCCTGGACTGGCGCAATCTCCAGGCCCAGGCCGCCCATGCGGACCACCACCACGTGGCCGCCGAGGTGCGCGTGGTGGCCCTTCGCGCCGTGCGTCCCTGGGATGCCGATTCCTTGGCCCGCGCCGAACTGGTCCTGAAGCAAGCCCGCGGCACCGCGCGCGTCATGGCGGACCTCTGCGCCTCGGCCCGCAGCGAGGTCCTGGAGGCGAACACCGCCCTGACCATCGCCCTGATCCGAGCGGAAAACGGTTCCACTCCAGAGGGCAACGCGTGACCCAAAAGCACCCCTCCGTGACCCTGCCCGAGCCCGTGTAAACGCCCCAGCTGATCCGTGCCCTGGCACGCTGTCTGCACCACCCGAGCCCAGGACGCTGCCGTTCAAGTCCCCTCGGGCGCTGCCGATACGGTGCCCGAGGGGATCACACGGAGCGAAGGAGAACGCGCGATGAAACTGTCCGACCTGACCGTGGGCGAGCGATACGCCTTCAAGACCCGCGGCGGCACTTACCTGGGCCGCCTCACCGGAGTGCGCCAGCCGTACAAGCGAACGTCCTACCGCGGCGCGGGCACGTTCCTGGGCTACTCCGTGGAACAGAACGACGGGTGCACGTTCACGGACGTGCGCTCCGTCTCCGCCGTGGCCAGCGACGAACCCTTGGGCGCGTACCTGAAGGACGCCACCGTCACCGTCGGGTGCGTGCTGTCCCCGGAGGCCGCCGCCGTGTCCAAGAATCGTCTGGCCCAGGCCGACTATGAGGCCCGCCGCTTCGCAGAGGATCGCGCCGTGAAGCTGGCTGAGGCACTCACCCAGGCCACCGGCCAAACGTGCCGCGTGGCGAGCCCTGGGAACTATCCCGGCGCGCGGTACGACATGGTGGCCAATCCGATGACCCTGGCCCAGTCCCTGCTCGCCACGATCGACGCCGCCGGCCCGTTGGCCGACGTGCACAAGGAGAACTGACCATGAAGGAACTGGAGACGATCCGAGCCGCCCTCACCAAGCGCCTGGAGACGTGCGAGGGGGACCTCCTCACGACGCTGCGGGCGAATAACTACAGCGGCGAGGCGCACCAGTGCAAGGCCGCCCTGGAGAAGGTCCAGCTGGCGTTCCGCGACCTGTCCGTGTTCGAGCGCGCCGTGAATTCGACCATTGGGTGGCCCTCGTGAAGGCCAAGGACCTGAAAATCGGCGAGCGGTACGTGTTCCGAGGCCGCTGGAGCCCCCGCTACTCCGGCCGGCTCGTGTCCGTCGGGCACGCGATGACCGAAAAACAACACTCCTGGAGCGCGCCCTACGTCACGGACAAGAACGGCCACCGATTCGAGGACCTGAAGGGCCTGGAACGCTGGGACGCATCGGGTAGCGTTCCGGTGTCCATCATCGTCCGCTCGCGCGACGTGCAGGCCACGGAGGCCGACCACGAGCGCCTGGAGGCCGAGAACCGCGTCATTCCGAACGCGATCCAGGCGCGCACCGCGGCCCACGCCGCGACCGTGGCGCTGGTCGGGCTGGCCCTGGGCATGGAGGACTTCGGCCGCGTCGTCCGCCCCTACGGCGACGGGATCATGGTGGAGGCCGCCGCCGTGGATGCCCTCCTGGCCAGCCTGGGGATCGAAAAGGTGACCCCATGACCACCCGCATGATCCGCTGCCGGTGCCGCAGCTGCGGCTACACCGCGCGCACCACGCGCAAGTGGCTGACCCTGCACGGGGCCCCGCTGTGCCCTCGGCACAAGGTTCGCATGTCGGTGCAGCGGAAGGAGAGCACGCGATGATGAACACACGCGAGGAGTGGCTGGTCGCTGCCGCGGACCTTCTCCGCGTCCATATCGAAGCCCAGGCCGGCCGCGAACTGCCGCCCGTTTCGGTGACGTGCGGGTGGCCGTCCACCGGCGGCACCGCGCGCACGCGCCGAGTCATCGGCCAGTGCTGGGACGCCGATTGCAGCGCCGACGGGAAACACGCCATCTTCATCTCGCCGGTCCTGGAGGCCGCGGGCGAGATGGGGGCCCTGGCGACGCTGACCCACGAACTGGTCCACGCGCTCGTGGGCGTGGAGGCCAAGCACAAGGGCCCGTTTGCCAAGGCGGCGCGCGCCGTCGGGCTCCTGGGCAAGCCCACCGCGACCACCGCCGGCCCCACGCTCCAGGACCTGTTCGCGACCATCCAGGGGAAGCTGGGCGAGTACCCGCACGGAGCCTTGACGCCCAAGCAAAAGGAGAAGCCCCAGGGGACCCGGATGCTGAAGATGGAGTGCGGCACGTGCGGCTACGTCGCCCGGACCACCAAGAAGTGGCTGGAGGCCGCGGGGCCGCTCCGCTGCCCGTGCGATCCGAACGTCCCCATGACCGTGGAGGAGCCGGACACCGATCCCGACGCGGACCCGGACGAGCCCACGCCCGAGTACACGCGCGAGCCCGAGCGCCCCGAGGTCTACGTGGACCCGGCCGAGTTCGAGGACCGCGGGCTGGCCGCGCCTGTGCGCGACGCGGAGCACGCGGAGGCCCTCCTGATCCTGAAGGCTGCCGAGGCCGAGGACGCCGAGGCCGAGGACGCCGAGGAGGAGGAGGTCCCGGCCTGCTCGAACTGCGGCCACGAGGCCCTCCACGGCAAGAACTCCGGGTGTCTCATCATCGGGTGCACTTGCCAGGGCGAGGCTGCCCAGTTTCTAGGCACTCCAGCAAAGGCTTGCTGGGCGTGCGATCGTGACCTGGACCCTGCCGTGATGGAAAACGGCGACGCCTGCCCCAGCTGCGGCGCGGCTTGCGTTGGAATGGAGGACTGACCGATGAAGCCCAAGAAACGCAACGCACTCCTGACCCTGGCGCTGGCCGATTTCCCGGCGAGCGATAACCGGGAGGGCCGGTTCGTGCAGGGCGGCCAGGGCGTGTTCGTCCTGGCCGGCGACGAGGTGGACCCCAGCGGCCACTACGGCCCCCGCGAGGTGTTCACGGGGGTGGTGTCGCACCACCTGGACACGAACAGCGAGGGGAACCCCAAGCTGGGGTTCGAGGAGTCCTGGACGCCGGCCGACGAACTGAACCCCTCGCTGGTCCTGTTCAAGGCCCCGTGCGGGATGCTGTTCGCGCCCTCGTGTGTGCACGCGCACCTGGAGGCGCGCGGCTACATGAACCGCGACGCCGAGGACCGGATCATCCCGTACCCGTTCGACTGCGAGGCCCTGGACCTCCTGGCGTCGGTCATGGCCGAGTACGGCTGGGGCTCGTGAACCCGCTGCGCTGGCCCTTCTGGCTGATCGGGTTCCTCTTTGGCTGGTACATACGCGGATGCGTCTGGGTTGGCCAGGCGATCACGGCCGGCGGCAAGGCGTCCGGGGCCCTGAAGTGAAGCCCGCCCTGGGCAGCGTTTACACCGGGATGGGCCTGGACGGCAAGCCGCATCAGGGCACCCTCGTGGCGATGCTTCGGGGCATGGATTGTGCATGGGGCAAGGCCGCAGCCCCGCCCGTGTGGGCGGTGCTCGAAAGCCCGGCCGGACAGTTCGCGGTGGACCGCGCGTCCCTGCGGAAGGAGAACGACACGTGACCGAAGATCAGAACCCCGCCCAGGACGCTGCCGTGGAGCCCCAGGGCCTGCCGGACAACGTGGTCAGCATGTCGGCCCACGTCGTCGCCCGATCGGGCCTCCTGAAGCCGCCCACGGAGCCGGAGCCCGTCCAGGAGCCGGCCGAGGACGCCCAGGACTCGAACGAGGCCCAGCCCACGCGCCCCACGCTGCGCGCGCTGACGCCGCCCGAGGTCGCCGCGCTCGTGGCCCAGTGCACGCGCTCCGGCTCCGCCCGGACCCGCCGCGCCTCGGCGCGCACCCTGGGCAAGCAAGTGGCGGACCTCCAGAACGCGCTCCTGAACTTCCGGGCCGCCGTCCAGCGCGGGCTGGCGAACATGGTCAGCGTTCAGGACGCCGCCCTGGCGGTGCTCCGCGTGGCGAACCCACAAGGAGGCGAAGGCGTCCCCCACACGCTGGGCGAGATGCGCGTCATGGCCGAGGTGAAGGCGCAGCTGGCGCTGCCGCCCGAGGTCGAAGCGGAGGACGAGACGCCCGCCGAGGACGCGACCATGAACCCGGTTTGCGGGACCCCGCAGCCATGAGTTCCGACGGCACGCTGCCCAATGCCCTGACGAAAGCCCCGCCCCCGGCCCCGGTCCAGGTGATGCTGGACCTGGAGACGCTGGGCACCGCCCCCGGCTGCGCCATCGTGGCCATCGGCGCGGTGCACTTCGCGCCCGAGGGCCCCGGTTCCATCATCCGGGGCCAGTTCGAGCGCCGGGTGTCCACGCTGTCCAATGCCCGCGCCGGCCTCACGATCGACGGCAAGACGCTGGAGTGGTGGATGGAGCAATCCCACGAGGCCATCGCCGCGACCTTCCACGGCGAGCGCGTCTCCGTGTTCGACGCCCTGGCGCACTTCGCGCGCTGGGTGCGGGAACTCGGCCCGCCGGACGCGCCGCTCCGCCTCTGGGCGAAGTCGCCGACGTTTGACTGGGCGATCCTGGAGGCCGCGTTCCTCAAGACGGCCACCCCGATCCCCTGGGGCTTTCGGGACTTCCGGGACCAGCGCACGCTGGAGGACGTGGCCGCACAGGCCGGCTACGCCATGCCCGAGACGCTGCCCACGACGGCCCACAGCGCGCTGTCCGATGCCTACGCCCAGGCGTACAACGTGGCGAAGCGCCTCCTGTACCTCCGGTCAAAGCGCCCCCAGGAATGACCTTCGACGGGCTCCAGTTCGTGCGCGGCAGCCTCCGCGGAACTCGGGTCCATCTCCAGGTCCGCGGGGATGGCTGGGTGTTCGCCCCGGCGCTGTGCTCCACCGCGCCGGGGTTCACCGGACGCGGGTGGGAATGCCTGGACCGCCAGGGGTTCCCCACCGCGTTCCTTTGCGCCAAGTGCGTGAAGATGGCCGAGGCCCGCGCCGCGCGCGCCGACAAGCTGTCCAGCCAATCCCTGCACGCGCTCCGGGAGAAGTGCGTCCGCCAGGGGCAGCTAGCGCCGCGGTCCAAGAACCGGACGGCCGCCGTGCGCGAGGCGGACGCCGAGGCCCGCTGGAATCAGCGCCGGCTGTCCGGGCACACGTCCCGGTAGTCGCACCAGCCGCACAGCGGCGACGGCCGCGCCGGCCAAGCCTGTTCCGTGGTCTTGTGCTCGCGCGCCTGCCGGCGGTACGTGCGGATGGCCTTGGCGACGATACCCGCGACCTTGGCCTCCAGCGCCTCGCGCTGTTCCTTGGTGCGGGTGCTGTGCACCGTCGTCCCCGTCGCCACGAACTCCCACGTGAGGGTCACGTCCGCCGCGTCGTACGTCTGGCGGAGCCCGAGTTCGTACAGCCCCAGCTGGGTGTCCGCGTTGGCCTCGGCCTGGGACTTCGGCCGCGCGCTGGTCTTGAAGTCCGAGACGCGGAACGTGCCCGCGTCGTCGGTGGACAGGTGGTCCACGTAGCCCATGAACGAGTGACCGCCCACGCTGAAGTACAGCGGGACCTCCAGGCCGATCACGCGCGCGTTCGGGTGGTGGGCCTGGAGGGGGACGACGCGCGCGAGGTGCCGGACGCACCGCTCGCCGATCTCCAGGTAGTCGGCCACCTTCATGCCGCGCTTGGCGACGTGCAGGCCGGCCGCCGGCATGTTCTCCGTCCACTCGCGGCGGAACACCCCGAGCATGGCCTCCACCGTCGGCACCGCGTGATGGAGCGCCCAGTGATGCTCCGCGCGCTCCGCGATCGCGTGCACGCGGGTGCCCATGAACGCCTCCACGCCTCGGGGCAGCTTCGACTTCAGGCGCTGTGCGTAGCGGTAGCCGAACTGCCGGGGGCACTTCTCCACCGTCTCGACCTGGGACGCGCTGAACACGTGGCCGTCTCTCACTTCATGCTCCAGGCCAGCCCCACGTTCGCGAGAACGTAGCCGGCGAAAATGACCGCGTTCGGGTAGCGGCCCGCCAGGACCTCGGCGACGGCCGCGCCGGTGTACAGCACCGACACGATGGCGACCAGCCAGAGGCCCACTAGCTGGCCAGCCACAGGCACGCCAGGACGAACAGGCCGAAGGCGAGGAGGATCAGGTCCAGCGGGTTCACAGGGCCCGGACCTTGCAGGTTCCGGGCCCACTCAAGTCCGCCCCGGAGGATGCCGAGGAGTCGGGCAAGGAGTCCATCATGCGAAACTTTTTCCTGTTCGTGGTACTGATCGGCCTCGCGGGTAGCGCCGCGGGGGAGGACCTGTCCGCCCGGCTCGCCGCGCTCCAGAACCAGCCCCGGCCCAGCGAGTCCGGCAAGCTGCCCACCATCGTGGTGGTGCCCGGCCTGGACGCGCCCCCGGCGTACGTGCCGGCCCGCCCCGAACCCTACCGCCTGGACGACGCCCTGGAGCGCCAGCGCCGTTTCGACGCCGAGGACGCCGCAGAGGCTAACCGCGAGGCGCGCGCCGAGGCGGAGGACACGTTCGGCAAGCTGACCGTGGGGCCAGGGTCGGAACTGTCCCGGTTCGACCAGTACGGGGTTCGGCGCACGCATCGCAGCCGCCGCTAGTTCAGCGTCCGGTCTAGCGGGTCCACGCCGTCGTCGTCGCATCCGGCAATCTCCTTGCCGGCGAAGGACAGCCGCGCGCCCTGCCAGGAGTTCCCCCGCGCCGTGCGCGGCAGCTGGACGAGCCCCAGCTGTTTCAGGAGTTCCGCTCGGTTCTTCATGCCGATGGGCTTGCGGTTCTCGCGGCGGGTCCAGTTCGTGATAGCGGAGCGGAGCGCGTCGCCGGCCACGGTGAAGCCCTCGCCCATCTCCAGGCACTCCTGGGCGAACTCATGCATGGGGTTCGACTCGTCGCGCTCGCGCTCGCGGTGCCGGCGCATCTCCGCCGTTTCCAGGAGGCCGCGCTCGCGGTACGCGATGAAGCCCTCCACCACCCACGCCCAAACGCCGTCCAGGTTGAACCGATCGCCCAGGCGCGGGTCCTGCTCGTCCTCGGGGATCGACTGGGTGAACCCGACAATTCGGAGCCGCCGCCACGTGGCGTCATCCGTGGCGTGGATCATGGGGAGTTCGTTCCCGGTGAACAGTAGCTTCCCCTCGGGCGCGAACGTGAACTGGTGGCCAAACTTCGGGGTGGCTGTCATGGGGTCGCCGCCGGTCCACCGCTTGATGGTAGCCGCCTCGAACGTCTTGCCACGGGGGATCTCCGGGATGATGACCAGCCGCGCGCCGCGCAGCGCCGCCAGCTGGGGCGTGTTCTTCCCGCCGCCGTCGGCCGGCGCGAACGCGCCCAGGTCGCCGGTGACGCTGTACGTGCCGAACACCTTGGCCAGCGTATTGATGGTCAGCGACTTGCCCGAGTCCTTCGGACCGTGGACGACGTGGAGCACCTTCTCCTTTTGGCCGGGCTCCAGCGCGTAGCCGATGGCACGCTGGAAGTAGTCTCGCGCCTCGGGGTCGGGTAGCACGCGCTCCAGGTGCTGTTCCCACACCGGACAGTGTTCGGGCTTCCCACTCGCGCCGCCGATCTTGGTCAGAAGGTCGGCCGGGCTGTGCGCGTGGAACTCGATTTCCCCCGACGCTGGGTCCACCACGAGCGTGGACTCCGCCATGTTCCAGGTGTAGGGGTCGCGGTCCAGGTCGGCCACGCCGACGCCGAGGAGGTCCGGCTGCGCCGCACAGTCCGCCATCGCGCGAGCGCGCCCCACGGCCTCGCTGGCCACGGCGTGCTTCACCACGGCTTTGCGTTTCTCCTCGTCGCCGATGGAGACGGCCTCCAGCCGCATGTTCCGCGTCAGTTCCTGGGCCCACCCGAGCGGCGCGCGCGTGTGCGCCAGCTGCCACGCGCGCCCGTCGTACTCGTACCATGCATTTAGTTCGCCGACGTACACAGCCCGGTGTTTCAGCATCTCCGCGAGGCGCTGCCCGTTGCCTTGGTCGGTCAGCATCTCCGTCGGGTCGTACTTGGACGCGCTCTCCGCGATCTTCTCCACCTGCCCCGGCAGTAGTGGCGGCTTGCACTTCTCGCGGTTGACCTCCAGGAGGTACTCC